TCATATATTTAATTTTTCTAAAAATGAAAAATATATTGAAGATATCGAATTAAAAGATAAAAATTTAATAAAATTATACAAAAAAATAAAAAAAGAAATAATTAATTTCAATACAAATTTTTATTTTAATTTGTATAATCTTTATAAAAAAATATATCATAACATAAAACATAATATAAAATATACAGAAGAAGAAGAAAAATTAATTAGAGAAAAAAATTTATATGCTTGTATCCAATGGAGTAAAAAATATGAAGTGCCATTAATTCCAGAAATTGATTTTGACAGTTTTGGTGATAAAATAAAACATAAAATATTCAGTGATATTGTTTCATTTGAGAAAGATATTATTATTACTCTTAAAAATCACGATAAAAATATTATAGATTTCAAGACAAATAATGATTATGATGATATACCCAAATATTTCAAACGCGCTATTGTTAAATTTAATTTAGAAACAAGAGCATTAGATAAGCGCCCGATGAATATATATCATCAAGTTAAAGTAAGAATAGATTATTATTATAAAAAACTAACAAAAGAAGTGGTACAAAGATATAAATTATCAAATGATTATGTAAGTAATGCTTGGTTAAAAATGACAGAACTATTAAATAAAGTTGATTTGATAAATAAAAAAGCAACAAAAATAAAAACTTTTCATGTATGCGAACTTCCAGGATCATTTATTAATGCTATACGATTTTACATCAATACTAAAACTGATATTAAAGATTTTGATTGGAAAGCACAAAGTCTAAATCCAGATAGAGAGGATAAAGATAGTGATGAAAGAATAGCATTTGGTGATGAAGCAAATATGCTAAAAAATTATCCAAATAATTATGATTTTGGGTATAATAAATCAGGGGATATTACTGATTACAAAAATATTGAATATTATAGAAAAAAATATAATGATAATGATTTTATAACAGCAGATTGTGGATTGCCATATAGTCAGAAAGTATTAAGTAATGCGTTAACATATGCTCAATATCTAATGATTTTTTCTTGTTGTAAAATAGGTGGTAATTGTGCTATAAAAAGATGGTTACCAATAGAAAATACACAAGAAATTTATATGTTGTATTTATTTTATTGTGTGTTTGATAAAGTAATAATTTACAAACCAAAACTAAATTATCAATCACAAGAATATTATTTATGTGGAATTAATTATTTGGGTATTGATAAAATCTTCTTAGATGAACTTATAGAATATCTAAAAAATTATAAATTAGATGGATTTCCTAAAAATATACCAGATAGTTTTTTATTACAGATAGACAAAGCACAGCACGAATTATTGGATATTAGAAATGATTTTATAAGAAAGAAAATTTATTTTTGCGATAAGTTTGAAACATTAAGTAATGATGATTGGGATAATATCAATAAGGCGTGTAAGAGTAAGATAAAGGAATGGTTCGAGAGTGTGGGATTGTGAAGATTTAGAATGTTTTTTTTTGAATGTCTATTATTTTTCCAGATTTACTATTGATTATTATTTTTTCTATAATATCATAATTACGCAAATTAATATTGTCAAATATATTAATTTCTTTTTTATTTATTTCTACAATTTTCACAAGTCTTGTAATTATCCTTATAACAAGTATTTGGTTGGTGTTTTTTACATCTAATACACCTAGGTAATAAATTTATTGCGTCCTTAGTATGCCCTTTATTTATTAATTCTTGATAGTGCTCGTGATATACACTACAATATTCTCTCTCATCAGGAATTTTCACAGAACAAACAACATCTTTGCTACTAATACCTATACAAATTTTTGTAAATGCCATTTGTGTTATTGATATTTATCAAATAATATTTATACGATAAATAATAATGTTAAATTATAAAAATTATGAATTGCGCTTTATCTTTTTTTCATCACACTCATCGCAATAAATACTATTTTCAACAATAGTAATACATACGCGTCTAAAACCTTCGCAAACCTTATTATTTTGACTAATTAGTTGTTCGCGAATACCATTATTTTTATGACTGGAACAGTAAAGTTTATTATTGTATGACAATTTGCCTTTCATTATTCTGCCCCCACTTGTTTCACAAACACAACAATTGCTTATCTTGTCTAACATTCGCTTTTGTCGTATTGATTTTGCTTTACGACAATCAAAACAAGTTTTAACATCATTATTTTTTGCGTCTTTAAAATTACTTGCTTCTTGGTTTGTTTCACAAACTCCACAGTATTTTAGGTCGGTTTCCATTTTATTTATAGTATATGGTTAATATATTTAACATTTATAAATTTTAATTTTTTGATATAAAACAATAATAAATAGGTTAATAAACTATTTATTGTTAAAAAAATACAAATGATAAAAATCCGCCAGCGGTCGTAGTACTATTAATTACTGTAGGCAAGCCCAGCCATTCCACTCATAACACGTAATACGTTATAATTCACCGCAAACACATAGTATTTAGTGTTCAATGCGATGTCAAGTTTAAGGCATCCAGACGCAGCACGAAGACTGTCGCCAAAAGTCATATTCATAATAGTAGAATCAATACGAGACAAGTTGGTAGTTCCAGAGGGTTGATGTTTCTCTGGGTGAAGGGCGAAGGAATACACGTTAATTCCATCAGCGGGGGTGCGGGTGTGGTGGTTTTGGGTTTGGTAATAGTTGAAGTAAGAACCGGGTTGAACGGAGAATCGGTCGTGTCCATTGAGTTGGATATTGCCACTAACAAGAGGATTTCCCTTGCCATCAAGACGGAGACCGTAGTTGTTGAATTGGGTGACAGTCACATCAGGGTGAACACTAGCAGTAAGACTGAGAACAGATCGGTTGTCGAAATCAACATCTTCAACAGGGACTGATACATCATTCATAGATAGATTGTGAGTGACACTGATGCAGTCAATGCTGGTGACATTGCCTGCTTCATCAAGGTAGACACGGACTTTTGCTTCTAGGATGTGTTCAAGGAGATCGCAACTGGAAGAACCATATAGAGGAACAGTCTGGGTAACTTCGGAGTTGGTAGAAACAACCCAGATATCTTCAGCTAAACTCTGTGAATAGTTCTCACTGCCAACAACATCAACCTTAATACGATTTGCAGGGTTGGTATATTTGTAAGTATTGGCGGATGAGGAAGTATGGGATGAACCCACATATGCACCAGTGTGACTAGTTGAACTACTACTAGGAGCATCAGGGTCATTGGTAGCAAAGCAGTTGTTTCTAGATACTCGGTGAAGTTTAAGTCCAGTAGAAGATACATTCTCGTGGCACGATTCATAATCAAGCTCGCCGGTTGGGCAAGCTTTTACAAAGATGCAAGACTCGGCAAGGTTCTTAGCGGCATAGTCAAGAGCAGCAGTTTCCCAAGCATTGTCATCATTGGTGTAGCAGAGGAATTTGCCACGTCCAGATCCGTTAAAGGAAGAACCATTGCCAGAACCGTTGAAAGCACCAAGGCGGAGACACCAGATGAGTTCTTTGGTGGGGTGGTTGTATTGGAGTTTCTCATTGGTGCGGTAAGTAGCAGAGTTTCCGCCACCAATGTTTTGTTCGCCAGTGAATTGAACTTGTTCGATGAGGTATTCGTGTCCAAGTTGGGCGTATTTGCGTCGTTCGCCAGCTTCAAGATAGACATAGTCAATGAGGATGCTAGCATCAGACATAGAGTATCCAGTCATAACTGGGGCGGCTTCACCAGTCCAGTTCATCAGGAGAGCAATCTCGTTATACCAGATGTCAAGACGAACTTCGTGGTATTGGAGAGCAATCAGAGGAAGAGAAAGACCGTAGTTGCGGCAGAACCAGAATTGGAGAGGAATGTAAAGAGTGTAAGCAGGGAGGAGAGTTTCGGTGGCAGTACCAGAAGCAAGAGTGGTCATTTCAGGAACATCACCAATCATTGCGAGGTATCCGCGTTCGCTTTCAACAGTGTGGGTAAGTTCCCAGAAGATATCGAGCCAAGTGCCGACGTGCTTGTCAATTTCCATACCACCAATCTTCATCTTGACTTCACGAACAAGAGCGTGTCCTAGACGACGAACCCACGCGACGCTGGTAGCACCACCATCACGGAGAACATCACCCTTGACTTGGGGCATAGTGACCTTGAGACAAGAACGAGCAGCTAAATCACCATTGCGTTGAATTTGGACAGTGTCCATATTGCCAAATCGGGAGTTAGCAAGGGGTTGTTCAATTGCTTCCATAGCAAAGTTAGTGTATCGGCGATAGATAACCTTAAAATATGTAATCTGGGGTTTGCCGGTAAGATAAACATCTTGTGCTCCATTTGCTACTAAACTGATAAGACCACCGCTCATTTATAATTATATTATGAATGTAGAAAAAATAAAATTTATTTTTTCTTATATAGTTCTCAAAAATGTTTCACGTAATATCTTATAATTTTTGCTTATATAAATTCTTTTTGTAATTTTATTGAGATAAGATAATATTTTATTGTTAAATTGAAAACACACTTAAAAATATATTTTAATTTTGTTAATATTTTTAACTAAATCTGGAAGTTCATCAATATTATTAATAACATATTCAGCATTATTTGCTTTGAATTCTTCACATAATACAGAACCAGTTGTTATGCCAATACTGATTACTTTCGCATTGTGCGCTTCTTGTATATCAGCAATTGTATCACCAATTTTTACAACATTATAATCATAAATATCATATTTGTCCATAATTTTATGGATGCCATCTGGTGCTGGTCTTGGTTTTTTTACATTATCCGTTGTTATTATTTTGCCTAATTTTAAATTTGGATTATGATGTAAAATAATTGATGTTTGAAGATAATTAAATCCAGTTGTAGCACAAATATTTTTTATCCCAATTTTTTGTAATTCTTCTATTGTCTTATGATAATTACCTGCTAAAACACAATAATCAGGATTTTCTAATAATTCACATTGGACGTCAATAAATTTATTATATACTTGATTTTGTGTAATATTATTTTTTGTGAGATATTTATTAAATTCAGTCAAATATGGATATTCTAAAATTAAACTCAAATGTTTTCTTTTAGAATGTCCCATATTTTTATTGACAATATCAATAAATATTTTATTATCATATGATTTGTCTGGCAAATAATAATTAAATGTATTAATAAATGCTTGTAAAGGAGCAGGTTTAAATCCTTTTTTAGGAAAAATAATAGTCTCATATAAGTCAAATACAACAGTGCTAATTTTCTTGTTCATAATTATTAATATAATTTAATAATCTTAAATAAAAATAATAGTAATTTTTATGGTTAAATAATCTAATCAAATATTAGATATTCTTTTATGTGCGATGATTACAAATACAAATCTGATAAACATCAATTCAGAGCAAAAAGTAGAACAATTGATGAAATGCACAATGATTATCTGGATGAGTTTAAAATTTTAAATGAAAACAAACCCCAAATATTAGAAAAAATTAGAGTTATAGAACAGGAAATAAATAAATTATCACATCAAAAAATCTCAAATTTAGATTTACAACACTCACGGCAAAAAAACGAATTAAAAGAGCAACTAGAAAAATTACAACAAGAACTTAGCAAAATTGATACAAACAAAAATATTGTTGATTATTTTTATAAATGTGGAGACATTATTTATGATTATTATGATTTGACAAATGGAATTTTATACGGTCAAGACACAGAAGAGAATGAAAAACCTAATTCACATATTGAAATTAGCAAAGAATTAATGGAATTAACGAAAATTAATAAAACTAAAAAAGTAAAGAAAGAAGTTAGGAAGAGAAAAAAAGAAGATGACAATAATGACAATCAAGATAATAATAATTCTATAATGAGTTTTTTCACAAATAATGATGATATTAATGACAGCAAAAAAATATGTAAAACAAGTCTTCAAAATGAATATTTAACAATTTTTGATGCTGATTACGCAAGCAAAACAAATAAAGTTAGTCTAATAAAAGACTGCGAAAAATGTAATATAAAAATGATATTATTATACAGTGATGCTAAAATAGTATGCCCCTCATGTGGATTATCAGAGATTATTATTATTGAAACTGATGTGCCTTTACATAAAGAAACATTTAATGAAAAACCAAAATATCCATATAAAAGAATAGGGCATTGTGTCGAAAAATTAAATCAATTATTATGTAAAAAAACAATATCAATCCCAGCTGATGTATATACTAAAATATATCAAGAAATTAAAAAACATTCTATTGAGAAAGAAACAATATCAGAAGAATTTATCCACAAAGTATTGAAAAAAAATAAATGGGTAATGTTATATGATGATATACGATACATTCACAGTAAAATAACAGGAAGTGTTCCAGAAACAATTACGCGTGATGAATATGAAGAAGTATTAAAGAGATTTAATATAGCTGATGATATGTATGAAAAAAAATTCAAACCTAAAGACAGAAACAATTTTTTAAAATATACATATGTGCTAAATAAAATTTTTCTAAGTATTGACCGTCCAGATATTGCTAAACATTTTAAGTTATTTAAAAGTGCGATAAGAACAAAAAATCACGACAAGGTATGGAAATATATTTGTGATGAAACTGGATGGAAATATTTTAGTTCTTAATTATAAAATAAATATTTCTCAAAAATTTGTGAAATATTTGTATCAATAAAACAAATGACAAAGGTTTTAATCTTTGCCTATTACAAACAATTAGTTTGTTTATTGTTTGAAGAATATTAGTATTTTACTTATTATTAGTTAATATATATCCAATAATTATAATATCACCAAATAATAATTTTGATGAGTTCAAGAAAAAACTCGAAGAAATACGCAAATAACAAACTTATATTATTTTGTTATTTGAAATAATAATATTTTATGTGTATATACTAATGGAAATAAAGCAAGCATATATAGAATTAAAAAACAGAGAGAATTTTGAAATTGTTAGTATTGGTGTTAGCGATGTGCTATATCACGGAACATCAAATATTCTAATAGGAAATATAGAAGCACCATTATTTTTATCACAAGACCCATTACAATCATTAGGACATAGTATAATCTACACTGAATATCTCAAAACTAATATTGAACGATTATATGAGTTATGTATGAAACATTTAGAAGGTTTCTTTACACTTAAAGTAAATATTCCAGAAGATAAGCAAATTAATATTGATTTTTTAACTAAATTTATTAAAAATAACATTCCATTATTATATGAATTTAAAGTTTCAACCCCAATAAAATTATTATCAATTAAAAAATCATATGATTGGAATAATTCATTTAGTATATTAATTAATATTAATATTTTACCAAAATATATAATAGAAAAATATGAAATCGTGTTTAATAAGTTTATGGAATTTATCAAGGGTCTTATTAAAAGTGATAAAGACAAAATAAAATATCAGTTTTTTATTAATGAAAATTATAAAATAAGTGTAATGAAAAATGCTCTAGATATAAATAAACAAAAACATAAAATAATACTCAAGATATTAAAGTATGTTAATTATAAATGTAAATTTAATTGTTTTGCGGGTTTTTATGATACGATTATTTATTTGATATTGCAGAACATAAATTACAATGATTATTATCTTAAAGAAATAAAATTAATAAGTGATGATGATTTTATCGACGGTTTTAAAAATGAACCAGACCAGGACGCAATAATTTTATTAAATACAACAATTATAAAAATAGATAAGATACATATTATTTATCCACATAAAATAATAAATTATGATGATACTGAAATCTCCAATATTATTTCTTATATTTTATTGGCAAAAAAAGAAATATACGATAAAATTAATTATTATAAAATTGAAGAAATAAATAAAAATAATAAAACATATAATATGTTTTTAAATGACATTTTTTCATCACTTGAAATTTTGAATATTTATTATAAGGCATTATTTTACACAAATGATAATCAGAAATGGTTTTTTTCTCATAGTAAGAGCATTGAAAAATTTAATCCAAATATTGAAGAACCCAAAAGAAAAACACTGGAAAGTCAAGTGGTAAAATGTTTTAGAATTACAGTGAGTAATATAAAATTATTACAAAATAAATTACAAGAATATATAAAATTTATATTGTCAAAAAATGTGAAACAACAAGAATTAGAAAGTTTTAGCACATATAAAGTATCAAAAATAAGAGAGTCATAATTTATTTGTGTGAAGATATTTATAACAACAAAAATACTGAACAAATAATAATTTTAGCACATAAATATTTCTCATAAGTTTGTGAAATATTCTGAATATGAACCTAATAATTTCTAATCAATTTATAAAATATTGATATTTCTTAAAAATATTAATATTTTATGAATTTATAATAAATTCATAAAATATTGTGTTATTATAATCTAAATAATATTAATCTATAAATATAAAAAATGAGTGTTAGATTTGGTGATGAATATGATGGCGAATTAGAGAGAAAAGACAATACTCAAGAACAAGTAAAACCTTCCGGGCATACTATACTTGACGCCGATCATTTGGATGTTGATGAACCAATTAGGGGTCAAGAATATTGTCTATTTTCTTTTATGTCTCCAGAGGGAATTATGAATTGTAATGTTAGAGCACTAAAATTTAGAGGAGCGTTTCCTACTCTTGAAAAAGCAAATGAGAAAGCAAAAGAATTAGAAAAAACTGACAAGTATTTTAAGATTTTTGTTGGTGAGAGTGGAAAATGGCTTGATTTTGATCCGCCTATTAATAAAGTTGAGAGAGAAATGTCATCTAATAAAGAACATCAAAAGATTTTGGACGCTCAACAAAAACAAAGAATGGACAAAATCAATGCGCTTGCTGGAAAACATAAAGAGATTGTTGATAAGAAAGAAAAGGGTGAGAAAGAACGAACTGACGAAATTAAGAAGATGTCAGTAGCAAATGCTGAAATTGAGAAGAGAAAAGAAGATAATAAAGAAACTAAAGAGACAAAAGAAGTTTCTCAAAATCACGAAGACAAGAAGAAAGCAAGTACTGTTAATCGACTAAAAGAGAAACTTGAAAATATCAAGAATAAAAAGAAATTAGAAATTCTTGAAACAAATGAAGTAAAAGTTGCTGAAAAAACTGATGTAAAAGATAGTGATAGTTTGAGTAAGAATATTGATGAATTTAAGAGAAAACTAGAAGAACGTCGCAATAAACGTTCTTAAATTATTTTTGTAATATTATTGTTTTTATATGAAATAATAATATTTTGTTATTAAATAGTGAGGAAATTTTTATTATGAAGTATGGGATTAGTCCTTTTCATCCACACACTCCGAACACTCCGAACACAATCCCTGCTGATCTAATTCATCATCACTCTCAGCAGAGTTGCCACATTCAGCACAACTGTCCTCCTTTGGTTCAAATTTTTCGTCTAGTTTATAACAAGTTGTGCATATCCCTTCATTGGGATCACCACATCCAAAAAGAATATAACAGTCATCGACTGTGCTCCATCCGCACACCCCGCAATACGTTTCTTTCTCAAATTTTTTCTGAAAGCAAAGGACGCATAAGCGTTTAGTTATAGCGCCATCGTTTTTGAGGGAGATATAGATGAGATGCGCACGAATAATTTCGCATTTGCCCTTGCCAAGATATTCAAAAAACTTACTAAATGGGGCATTTGAACACTTATGACATTCAGTGCAATCATTGAGAACCTCGAGTAAGTTAGATGCCATCGCGATTTATAATTATTTTGTTTGATAAGAGATACAATAATTTAGTTTTTTCAATTTTTTCTATAAGTCAAAAAATTGAAATATTAAATGTTAATTATAATAATATATTTATATCAAAATGTCTAAAACTGAACTAACACGAAAAATACTAAATGAGAAAAATATTTATATCACAGAAGAATTTATAAACAATATTTTCAAAAAATATGGTTTCTCACATAAGGTTAAAAATTTGGCGAATTTTCAGTTAGCAATGATACATTCCACATATACAATAAGTGAATTAAGTGATAGCAAAATAACAAAAAAATTAGCAGAAGTTATTCCAATTGATGATGAGTTAATTAGTTCTTGTATTCCATTACAAAAAAATTCTTATGAAAGATTAGAATTTTTAGGAGATGCTATTATTAGACACGCACTAAGCAAATATTTATACATTAGATTTCCTAATGAGGAAGAAGGATTTTTGACAATGAATAGAAGCAAAATGGAAAATATGAATGCTCTCTCTAATATTTCTCTTACTTTGGGACTACAAAAATATGCTATCATATCGCGCAATATGGAGAACATAAATAGTAGAATAACATATCCAAAATTAACTGCTGATTTATTTGAGTCTTTTATTGGTGCTCTAAATATGGAAATTAGTGATGAAAAAACTGTTGAATTTTTATGGTTAATTATTGAGAATATTATGGATGTGACTGAAATTATTAACACCCAAAATAATTACAAAGATTTATTAATGAGACATTATGGAAAATTTAATACTGATACAATAAGACACGAATTAAAATATGTTGATACACAAGAAAATGAAAATAATAAGAAAAGATTTATTACGATTGTTAGTAATACAACATTAGGATTACAATTGGGGATAGGAAAAGGGAGAACAAAATTGATTGCCCAACAAAAGTCAGCAAAAGATGCACTTATAAAATTAGGAGTTTTGAAAGACGAGGTTGAGGTTGAAGAATATTATAATTAATTGTGTTATTATAATAAATATATTTATTGGTTTATTTATTATTATGCTTTCAATTGGAATTATTAAACTAAATGATATTAAAATTAATTCATCAAAGACAAATATTAAAGAACAAATTGAAGATATTATTTATGATGATGACATTTTTAAACTACATAAAGTTAAATCAAATCAGGAATTACAAGAATACGCACATTTTACTTTGAACCCAGACAAAAAATTAACTGTTACTCAACACAATTTTTATGAAAAGAGAGATTATTTTTATTCAGCATTTTATGTCGATTATCTTGATATTGAAGACAAAGAAAATGTTAAAAATATTAATTCATTTGGTTCGTGTATTGTGTCTAGTGTTGCTGTTAGTGATTTATATATTGTTAAAAATAAATTAACTTATGAAATTAAAGAAAATAATGTTAAAACAAATTTTGAGTATGTAGATTTTGAAATGTATGAATTAATTGATGTATTAACAAATTTATTTCACCTAGATGGAGTGAGTATAAATGAAGATGGAGAAATGAAAGAATATAAATACACTGAAAATCCTATGATATGTTTGAAAAATATTCAAGATTATATTTATCACGAATATGAAATCTACACAAAAGTATTAATGGTTATTGTTAATACAAAAGAAAATAATAACAAATTAAATGAAAAAGCTACTTTAATTGCGGGGCATCCTGTTAGAGGGAGTGTGTATTTTGCTTTAATGAATAAAGCACAATCAGCAACAGAACAATATGTCCCCTATTTTAATTTGACAATTCCAATGTTAAATAATATTCTTGCTATCAGAAGTCGAGATATCAATATAACAACTAATCATACACAAAGCGAATATGATTATATTAATTTTGAGAAATTATTAGAATTAGATGTTGAAAAGCATTCTTCAAAAACACCTAAAAATGCTACAAAAATAGTTGGGGTGTTGTTGAATATAAAAGAATAAATATATTTAAATTTAATATATGACAGACGAAGCACACACTCAACTGGGAAGCATAAATGTATATAAACCATCTGGCAAAGGAACTTTACTAAGCGACTTAATTAAAGACAAAGAAGATACACCGCAAATTAAAAAACAACAATCCAAACCACAAACAAGATTACAAGAAAGAAAACAAGAACAAGAAAGAGAGCAAGAAAGAGATCAGTCTGAAAATATTGAAGATAGTTATGATGATATTATTGATAGAAGTAAATTTAGAAGACAACTTATTCGAAGACCAAAATTACACAAAATTAAAAAACAAGAAAAACCTAAACCACAAAAAATAATTGATTATGTTTTATTTGTATTTGAGATTATCATTATTCTTTCTTTGTATGTTGTTATGAGCCAACCATTTGTTATTTCTTTTCTTTCTAAATATATTAATCAATTAAATCCAAATGAAAATGGCGAAGCGTCAATGGCAGGTATTGTTATTTATGGTTTTATACTTGCTGTATTATTCCTTATTGTTAGAAAAATTGTTTTTTCTAGGTTATAAAAAATGAATATTGATATTGCTTGTTAATAATAAACATATATATATAAAATACACTATGGCAAAAGACATAATTAATACTAGTATTGAAATTCTCAAGAGTGTCAATCCATCTATTATGGATGAATGTATGAAAAAATACATCGAACATAAAACATTAGGTGTCCTTCCATTGAGAGACTATTCTACGGAGATTAGTCTTTTACAAGGTCAAATTATGGATGAAATCTTTTTTGAAGTAATAAAACCAGAAAAAATTCACGAGTCTTTGAGTTCAAGTCATATTGGTGATTATCAAGATTCTGAAAATAAAATTATTATTGCGTCAGGATTATTCACTCATGTATGGTGTGAAAATGACAAAAAAGAAGAATGTCTTATTGCTTATGATAAGTATAGATACCAAAATAAAAAAGAAATAGCAATAATAAAAATATTTCGTATGCAGTTTCTTGAAGTATCTGCCAAACTTAGCACTGCTAAAAAAATATGGCACATTCGAACACTTCCAGACATTGTTGAAAATCTCAAAATATCTAGCAAAAAAATTAATAAACAAATGAATAAAATATTTGGATTTTTCAATATTCAACCAATGGATATACTTGAACCCACAACATTTGATGAGAATGTGTTTAAGTTAATTGATATCTTTATTAGTATCAAATTGAATCCAGAAATAAAAGAAGAAAAAATGACAGAACTCAAAGAATTAAAATTTGATATTTACCTAGCATATTTGTTGGACTTTGCTTTGTTTGATACATCATTGTCTTTACAATGGCGCAATTTTGAACCAGAAGAAGAGAAAATTGCTGAAAAAGGATTGCTCACAAAAAATGTCTTATCTGAGTGTGAAGACCCAGCAGAACATTTGTTAAAATTGTATAAATATAAAGATAAAATCAATATTATTAGAACAATTGTACGTTCTTTAATTTTTGAAATTGCGATTCTTAATAAGAGTGGCGAAATGTTTGGAACAATGTGTGAGAATGAGATTAGAAAAATAAATGCTAAATATCGTGTAATGTATGATGCCATCCAAAATGAAATCTAATTTCTTCTATCAATAATTATCTTTTCAGCTTGATTTATTTTATTCTGTAATTTTTTCTGTTTTCGTTCTTCTCTCCAAAAATATATTAACACATTAATACCAGTTTTAGGATGTAATAAACCTGTATAATATGTGCTCCAATTATTAATGCCTTTTTCAAGAGCGAATGTAAATCTATCCATAGAATAACCTGTGCTTAGCAATGTACCTACTAACAAAGCGTATGCTTTTTGTATTTCATTTAATTCAGCAAATTTTACAGCAATATTTATCCCATTTAGAGCGTAATATGTTCCAATATCAGCAATTATATTTTCAAATGAAATGGACGCTCCCTCCTCTATTTTACCACCTGACATTAATTTACTAATAACTTTATCGTGCTTTTCTTTGTCGATTTTAATATTAACTGTATTTCTTATTTTAGCAATAGTAAATTTCTTTCTTAATTTAATATATTTTTCATCTTGTTTATCTATAATTTTTCCTTCACATTTTTTGTTTAATATATCAGTAAGTAAATCAAACATTTCATCATAATTTGAGTATATTGCTTTCATAATAATATTTACAAGATTTATTGAGATTTCACTTCCGTCTAATAAATCTAAATAACCTACTGCTCCAAAATCAATCAATGTGAGTTTATTAGTTTCTTTATCATAAAACATATTGCCAGAATGAAGATCGCCGTGAAAAAATCCATAATTCACCCAAACATAGAAAAATCTACTTACTAATATGTCAAAACATCTATATAAATTATCTTTAAGTAATTCATCTTTTTCTATCAAATTATTTTCCACCAATTTAGACACTGGAACACCATCAGCAAGTGTCATTGATAGAGCAAACCATACTCCATCTTTTATGATGCCTTTTATATTTCTTACTGTGGATAATTTAGCATCTGACTTAAAGTTAAATTCATTTTGATAATCACTGTCATAATGTTTATTTGCTAATTCTAAATTTTTAATTTCATTCTCAACATTCATTTCTTCTTGAATTGCTGAAATCATATTCTTGATAAATTTATCATCACACGTTCCAGATTTGAATAAGTCTTTAAAAATAAATTCTTCCCAACAAGTTTGGGCGATAGATAATGGTTTCACTATTTTAATAATTATTTTTGTATTATTATGCGTGTCTTGTAATAGACATACATGTCCTACTGATGCCGAAAAATTAGTTATTAATTTATAGCGAACATCAAATGTGGTGCTAGGTTTATTATCCATTGTAAATAATTTTGTTTTGTCAAGAACTAGAACTTTATTTAGTATGTGTTCTATTTGTTCTTTTTCCATTAGCGGGTATGTTAGTTTAGAGATATTATATTTTTCTAATAATTCTTTTGGTAAAACAGGTCTTATCATTTGTAATAATTTCAAAATAAATGGCCCAGAATTTAACAAAACATATTTAGATACAAATGAAAAAAAATCATTTGGCGTAAATGGTAAATCAATAAATATATTGTCAAGTAATCCATTAAACATTTGAACCCAAATTATTGGATGTAAATTATCTAAATATTTTTCCAGAACTTTAATAAAAAATTCTTTCATTGCTCCCAATGTTTCTGGCAATAATTTAGTTAATTCATCTCTTACATATCCTCCACCTATTTGTATTTTAATATTTTCCATATAATTTTTAATTAATTCATATTTTTCTTTAAATATTCTTATGATTTCTTCTTGTGGCAAATCTTTATATAATTTTGATATTTTGTCTTTGTATTTAGTAGCTATAAAAGTAAGTATATCAATTGATTGACACTTACATTGTTCAATCATTATTTTAGCTAAATCTTTTAGCGTATTTGTAATACTTGGTTTCATTGTGAAATTAGTCTCACCTTTATTCTGAATTATTTTCATACCAGAATTTATTAGTTTTGTTTTAATTTCTGGTGTTATTACTTCTGTTGAACCTGACAATAATTTATTAATATCTTCCATTGATAAATCAATATTTGCTTCATTTAATAATTCATATAAAAATAATAATCCCTGAATATTTGTTGTACATTTATTTGGAATATTAATAAATTCATTTATTAATTTTTCCCAGGTTGTTTTAATTTTATTATAATAAGTGTCATAATTTGTTTGTGGAATTATACAAATTCTTGAAAATTCTTTGTCAGGATTTGTCATATTGATAATTAATTCAGTGTTTGCTTCTTTTATTGATAATTTTAGATTTTCTAATAATTTCAAACAATCTGTCATTTATAATTAGGTTATAAAGTTTTTCTTTATTTTTTTAAGTTTATGTTTTATACTTTTTGGATTGTCTAAACTTTCTAATATTTTTCTAACTTTTTTACTGGGAATATTAATTTTAGTATCTAATTTAGATATGTCAATATAATTATTTTCAATTAAATAATAACACAAACTTCTGGTGACTTGTAATCTAACATAATGTGGAGGTTTGCTAATTATTTGAGTTTTCGCAAATGTTTTTTTTTCTATTTCTTTTAAATATTCTTGTGCTTCATTATTATTTTCTATCATTTTGTATAATTTATTGTGATCTATGTTATGATAAATATAATCAACAAATATTTTCTTGTAAATGGATGCTACACCTTCTAAGTCAGCATTACTTTCTATTTTTTCTTTTATAATATTATCATCAAGAATATTATATTTTTTAAATTCTGGCAATAAAGACTGAGATTTGCCAAAATCTGTAATAAAAAATATTATATCAGTATGAATAGTAATACTAAATTTATCAATCTTGTATTTTATTTTTATTTTTTCATCTAATTTTTTATACAAAATATTTCTATGTAATAAATCTTTATGATACATCAATAATTTATCTTGTATTAACAAAACTCCGAATAATATTTGAACCATCATATTATACCATTGTAAGTCTATGATTTTTATGTCAGCATTATTTATATTTTTCATCCAATTGTCGATTGATCCATCTGCTTTATTTATTATTGTAATTAAATGATTATCTTTTACAAAATATTTATATAGTCTCAAAGTATTGATATTTTTATATTTTTGTAATTTTTTCATAAATTCTAATTCTTTATTATGTGGCAAAACAAAAAACTTTATTGCTAAAAATTTATTGTATCCATAAACAGTGCCTTCATCACCTTTACCCAAGAATAATAATTTTATTTTTGTTTTATCTTGGGACACAAATTCATAATCATTTGTGTCATTAATTAATTTTGATATTATGTTTGGATTAAGTTCATTTATGTATTTTTCGATTGTGTCTAATATGGTAGTATCAATATCAAATATTAACATTGATTTTGTTTTTAATTTCATTTTATAATTACTTGTCATAATCTTTTGAACTAAAACTTTTTAATATTTTATAATTATAAATGTCAATAAATAAGTACGCAATAGTATCGTTATGTATGCTAAATGAACATTACGTAATAGGTGCTTGTATTAGTGCTTTCGTTCATAAATTTTTCATAAAATCAAAAAATATTGATTTAGTAATAATGTGTGATGAAAATATATATTCAAAATATTATGATGTTTTGAGTAAATATTATGACAAAATAAAAAAAATAGAATTAGATTATTATCCAATTTATGAGGATTTTAAATATCCCAAAGAAAAATATGTATCGTGGGTTTCTTATTCTACTAATAAATGGAAATGTTTAGATTATGATGAGTATGATAAAATATTATTTTTGGATGTTGATATGCTTCCTGCTAATCCCAAATTTTATGATATATTTGATTTCAAAACACCAGCAATAAAAAGATGCAGAATGACACCCCACAAAAGTATAATAAATGTTGAAAAATTTAAACCTGATATTGGAAAGGATTATGATGATTTTGTTTATAATTATGCTAATACTGTTGGAACAATGGATGGAGGAATAGTTTTATTATCACCATCCAAAAAATTATACAAAAAATATCAAGAATTAGCAAAAGAATTATTCAAAAATAAAGGCATATATTCATCAAACACAAGTTTTCCTGATGAAACATCATTATTTTATTTTCTAAATAGAGAGAAAAGAAAATTTTATACAATTCCAGATAAATATTCTGTTATTCCTTGGTATGATAAAAGCACCCCTGAGAAACAAAATTATGCGACTGCTTTGTTATATAATTATAATGGATTTTATAAACCGTGGATTAAGGGCAGAAATTTACAATATCCAGAAGAATTATTGTGGCACGATATTTTTGATATTATGAAAGTTGATAATAAATTAGATATATTATATAAAAAAGTTATTGTTGAACATTATCAAGAAACATTTTTAAAATTAGATGACAGACAAAGAAAAACAAGATATAATATTAAATCTCAAGCAATTAATATTTATAATATTAATCAAAAAGAAGATAATATAGCAAATTATGGAAATCTAAATATGAAATATTTGGGAGAATTATTTAGAACAAAAATAAGCAGACTAACAAAAGATGATTTTCCATACAGAAATAATTTATATAATGATAATGACAGAATAGAAAAATTCAAGAAATTAATAAAATACAAGTTAAAACACGTAATTATTAATAAAAAACCCCAATATATTAATATTGATTTTCCATTAGTATATTTTTTATACAAGGGTGAATATCATTATATAACATATAAAAATAGTGATTATTGGGATGTTTTTGTTCTAAGTGATTTTTTCAATGATGAATGTAGAATGAAATGTGCTTTTGGTTCAAGTATAACACCATATGAATATTATCAACAAAATAAAGAAAATATTATAAATAAATTAAAGCAACAAAATATAGAAATAACTGATTTGAATATTCGTAATAATATGTATGGTTTAACCCGAGAATGTTCTAATCATAATCCTGGTGTTATAAAATATTTTATTAAAAAATATAAAGCAAGAAAAATATTAGACATTAGTGCTGGTTGGGGAGATAGATTATTAGGTGCTTTATCGTGTGATATTGATTTATATTTTGGAACAGACCCAAATGGATGTCTTCATCCTAATTATAAAAAAATGATAGATTTATTAAAACCATTATCACCAAATCCCAAAGCAGAATTTATTTTAAATCATAATACATTTGAGGATGTAAAGATTAATTATGATAATTTTGATTTGATATTTACATCACCACCTTATTTTGATTATGAAAAATATACAGAAGAAAAAGGGCAAAGTTATTTGTCTTTTAATACAGAAGATAAATGGTATAAAGAATTTTTACAAGTATCGATATTGAAAGCATTAGAAAAACTAAAATATGGGGGATATATGGTATTATATTTTTCACAAGAAAAGGGAAAGACATATATGGAAAAATTTTTGTCTTGGGTTATTACATTAAAAGACATATATTATATTGGGTGTATATTTTATGTATCTCATCCAATTTTTATTTATAGAAAATCAAAGAAAATCCCAAGTATGTTATACAATCCTAAACCAATAATAAAAGAAATAAAATATGAAAATAAAATTTATAATGTTTTTGCTGACAATTATATTATAGGAGGAACAAAAACAAGAGCATCTATAAAATTAATTAGAAAAGTATTAAAAGATAAAAAAATTAAGCAACTAATATATGGAGGAGCAAGTAATGGATACGCCCAGGTAGCTATTGCTTATACTTTGTATTTGTTAAAAGAATTTGACATAAAATTAATATTTGTTTTTCAAGAAATTGATGATGACGAGACTACGCAATTAAGACAACTAACAAAATTCTATCATAAGAATACTGAATATATTCTCAAATCAGGAACAATGAAAGACTTATATCCTATTGTAGATGCTTACACACAAGAAGGAGACTATATTATTCCATTTGGTTTTGTTTTCAAAAAATATAAAAAAATATTGTTCAAAAAATTAAAAAAACATTTGGAACCATACAAAGACAAAATAAAGCGAATGTGGTTAGTAATTGGTTCTGGAACAGTTTTATGTGCCTTACAAGAGATACTTACTAATACACATTTTATAGGAGTTCAAGTTGGAAGAAATATTAAAGATGACGAAATATTTGACAAATCAAGACTGACACTTTTTGTTAGCAGTTATAAATTTTATACAAAGTATGAGAAACATATTCCGTTTGATACATTAAGTACATATGATGGGAAATTAGTTGAGTTCTTGAAAGAAAATGGCAAAGAAGGAGACTATATTTGGAATGTGGGTGGGATACATAAGTATTTGTAAATTCATGTGTTTTGTAAAACATCACCAAGATTTTTTAATATTTGTTGTCTATTTGAAATAATATCATTTATATTTTTATCATAATTGTCCTTAAATATTTTATAATTTTCATCATAATTATTAATATAGTTAGTAGCAACATCAATAAGATTATCATAAGTGTCTATAACAAGCAAATTTTTAATATCCAATTCTTCCTCACCCATACTTTTTTCACTAATAATAGGTAATCCAGCAAATAACCATCTGTCACATCTCAAATGTTCATATATTTTTAAATTTACAAATTTATGGATATTAATTAATACTTTTGATTGGGCGATTAATTTATCTCGTGATAAACCAAAACATTTAATATTAACACATTTAAATTTACTATTTAATACTTCATATATTTTAGTGCGTCTTTGAGTGTCAGCAGAACAAAAAGCAAAATCATATATTTTTTCACTTGATTTTACCAAATGTTGTAAAGTTGTTAATTCATTTTGTGAGGAATTAAATGGCATATATAACGATGTTGGATTTAGTAATTTTGAATTATAAATATTATAATCAATTATCTTGAAATTATATTTATAACAAGCACTTTTTATTCGTCGTAATTGTACTGTTAGTTGCTCGATATTTAATAAATATTTATGTTTTATTAATATGCTATCTTGTTTCATACATTTTGGTTCAATCTGAATAAATACAAATATATTATTAATATCATAATCACTAAGCAAATCATAAAAATTATGATAATTTTCGCTTCTAAGTGGTTTTAATACAATATTATTAATATGCTCTTTTGCTCCGTCTATATATTCTGTAATATATGGTTGTATGTTTTTGGGATATATTAAATATATTTGTTTCATAATTATTATTATTATAATAATTTATTAAACTCTTTATATATTGAACCATACCATTTCAAGTATCCAATATTAGAATAGTGTAGTTTGATATTTTCTCTTTTTATATCAATAAACTCAAAAATATTTGTCAAATTATCACCAAAATAATTAATATCAAACGCAATTATTTTTATGTTTTTGTTATTATATTTTACATTAAAATATTGGATATTTTGTGTATTATCAATTTCAATGCCATAAACATCATTATATATTTTTTTTGTTTCTTCAAAAGTATATTGTGTTTTACAAGATAAAAAAGTTTTTTTGTAAAATTCAACTAATTTATTTATATCTGTATTCAATATTATTTGTTTTTTTTCATCAACTGAATAATTAGCATATTCGCTTAAAAAATTATTTGCTCCAAATGGTTGGTGTTTAAGGGGAACTAAAATATCTTGAAAAAATATTGATGGATTTATATTTTTAGTATATTGAAATGTTAATAACAAAACATCAATATTATGTGTAAGTAATTTATTTTTATCTATGTGAAATCGTTCAATGTTTATTGATTTATCATTTATATTTTTTATTAAAGTATGTAAAATTGTGTGTGTTCCAGTTTTAAATCCCCCCATAATAACAATATTCATATTTATATAAATTTAATATTTATAATAATTATTCTGGTTTTTGCAGACTAAAAATAACAGATGATACAGGTTTAAATCCATTATGTTCAGTAATAGCATTATTTTCATCATTATTAAAATCAAAATCATAATCACCCCTTAAAATACATCCAGAATGTGTAATTAGTCGATCAAATAATTCTTTTTCATTATAATAATATGTACCCGAAACCCATTTTGAGGCGTTTGGTGTCATATCAGTCGATAATAAAATAATCCCCCCTGGTTTTGTTATTCGAACCATTTCTTTCATTGCTATCTTGTCCCCCTCCCAATTACTTTGATTATATAAATGTTCAATAACAGATGTACAAACAACAATATCGAAATAATTATCAGGATATGTTAATTTAGTCATATTTTGTGTTTCAATAATCATTCTTTCTGGATTGGGTGCTACATTAGTCCATAAATTTTTCCAATAATCAATTTGTCCCAAATCATACTCAGTTCCTTTCCCCCACGCTTCGAAATAATCACTGATATATATTTTATCAACAAATTGTGTTAACCAAGCACCAAAAATACCATCTCTTGCTCCTAATTCACATACTGTTTTATTTGTAAAATCAACATTACTATTAAATAAAACAGCATCATCATAGCGCCTACCTTTTGGATAATGATTGCCATTGCCAAAATCTTTGTAAAAATTATTTTTCATTGTAAATTGTGTAATTTCCTTATATGTTTTTTCTATTTCTGGATAATCTTTAAATGTTCTCTTTTCTCTATAAATTTGATTGAGAGGAATTTTTTTATTCATTATATTTATATATATCATTAATATAATACAATGTTTGGCATAGTGATGGCTACATATTTTAGAAATAATAATAAGACAAAAAAATATCTGTGTCGTTCTATTACATCCATACTAAAACAAACATTTTCTGATTGGGTGTTAATCATAGTGGGAGACAAATATGAACCAGAAGAAGAATTATTAGGGATAATTGAATTATTCAAACAAAGAACATCAAATAAAATTATTTATCTGAAAAATACAAATGTTGAAAGGGATTTTATAGAAGATAAAGGTAAATTATGGAATATTGCCGGAGCAACAAGTATTAATATGGGTTTAAATTATTTACGAGAAAATAACATCAAATATTATTGCCACTTGGATGATGATGATTATTGGTCAAATAAACATTTATGGGCACTGAATGAAATATATTCTAAATATGAGAATTGTATTTTTGCTAACACACAATCATCTAATGTATCCAATGGTTTTTTACCAGTAACTAATGAGATTGAGATAAAAGAAAATAACATATTACCCGAGAAAGGAAAAATAATACATTCATCATTTTCTTTTCGATGTGATATTATCAAATATAATTATTATACAACTTTTGATGAGAATGGTTATTTTGCTCCATCAGATGGAATTATGTTGGATAATATTGGAAATTTTTTATTAGAAAATAAACAATATTGTTCTATTTATAATCCAATTTTTACTTGTTATCACGATAGACGTGGAGAAACTAGAAGAAAAATTTAAAACAAAAATAACTTATTGTATATTATAATATGAAAAAAATATCTTGGGTTGGCAAAAAGAATATAAATAATAATATTATTAATGAAAAAATTAATAAATGTATAGAAACTAAACATTTTACTAATGGAGGATATAATGTTCGTGAATTACAAGAAAATATCAAGAAAATATTTTATTTAGATGAGAACAAAGAAGTTTTAATGGTATGTAATGGAGCGGCAGGACTTAATGCTTTAATTGGAGGTATGAATATATATTTTAATAAAAAATTAAGATGGTTAGTTCAATCTTTTACATTTCCGTGTTGTCAACAAGGAATATTAAGTGATAGTATTGTAATTGACATTGATGATAATATGGGAATTGATTATGAATATTTAGAAAAGAATAAAGACAATTATGATGGCATAGTAATAACAAATTGTTTTGGATGTTCAACAAACATTGAATTATATGAAACTTTTTGTAAGAATAATAATAAAATATTATTGTTCGATAATGCGGCATCCCCAATGTCTTATTACAAGAATAAAAATCATCTAAATTATGGCAATGGATGTATGGTTTCATTACATCATACTAAACCTATCGGATTTGGTGAAGGTGGTTTTATAGTATTTGATAAATCATATTTAGAAGCAATGAAAAAATCTATTTGTTTTGGTTATAGTGATACTGACAGATTACATTATGATGTTAATGCTGGGAATTACAAAATGTCTGAAATCTCATGTATTTACATTGCTGAGTATCTTAAAAATTTAGATAATATATTTAAACATCATACAAAAATGATAAAATATTTTATTGAAAAAACAAAAGATATAAAATTATTTACTACATTTGGGGATTATTCTTTATCATTAATAGCTACAATTCCAGTATTATTCTCTCGTAATTGCGATATTAAACATTTTATTGAAAATAATATTGAAGCAAAAAAATATTATTATCCATTAGAAAATAAAGAAAAATCAAGAGATATTTTTGATAGAATTATTTGTTTGCCTCTTAATATGGATGTTGGAGAAACTGAAATCAACAGATATATCGAAATAATAAATAAATATTATAATTAGATATTATAATATAAGGATGGATATTTATAAATTATTAGTTCGCGACGGAGGCGGCGCTTGCCCACCAGAAAAATTTATGTATATTTATGAAAATTTTATTAAAAATAAAAATACAAAAGTAATTGTTGAGATTGGAGTTTATAATGGATGTTTTTTATTACCTATTACGGTTCTTAATAATAACGTATTAAGTTATGGTATTGACCCCTATAAACCTTATTTACAAACTGACATCGAGAATAATAAAAAATTATTTGAATTAGCAAAATCAATGTCAATGAATGCAAAATTTCTAGAAAATGTATATAATAGATTAATCACAAACATAACAGAACATAAAATAAATGTAAAAATAATAAGAGATACCGCAGAGAATGCTATTATTAATTTTGAAGATGATACAATCGATATATTACATATTGATGGAAATCACGATTATAGTAGTGTTCTAAAAGATCTTCAATTATATAGCAAGAAAATTATTAATAATGGTATTATTGTAATGGATGACATTAATTGGCAAGGTGTAAAAAAAGCACTTGATGAGTTCTTATTAGTAAATAATAATTTTAAAATAATTGTCGCTATTAATCCTACTTGGTGTATTATTCAAAAATCATAAATTATTTTCATTAAGTGATTTTATAAAATTAAATGTTTTCAATATTGTATTATCATAATTAAATAATTCGTATATTCTATTTTGTAATATATTACTTTTTTCTAGTAATATATTTTTATCTGTCAAGCTATTAATTCTAATAATAATATCATCAATATTATCAACATCAATAATATAGAATGGGTCTAAATTAAATTCGTTTAATACATTTTGATTATGTTTGTCAGTTGTTAGAACAACACAACCCTCCATTATTGCTTCAACACCAAGTGGAAACCCATTTATTTGAACACCAGTATCTAAACTAATAACAATATCCACATTATTATTATAAAAATTACTCAACTCATCCTGAGGCATTGGTTTGTATGATACTATATTTTTGTTCGTATTTTTGTTTATACCAATTGATATAAATTTAACATTATTATTTGGATATTTTATATTATATTGTTCAACAATTGAATAATATATATAAAGTCCTTTTGCGATTGGACATCCCATTGATGTAAAACAAACGCACAACTCATCAGTTTTTTTATTTTTTATTTTTATATTTTCATCTTTATTATAAAATCCCCCGCCATAAACATTTATAAATTTATTGTGTTTGATTTGTTTGGATATAAATTGTTGAGTAATTACAAGATTCACATCCTTATGTATATTATTTAGTGATGCTGGTGATAAATATCCTCCACCTGGATATAAGTGAATTATCTGTTTATTATGTGGATATTTAAAATGATGATTAAATTTTTGATAGGAAATTAGAAATATGTGATAGATAAAATCATAAGCATTTATTAATTGTGTCAAATTAAAAATAGATATATCAATATTTTTACTTTTATGGCAAAACATATAATCAGCATTAATTATATTATTAAATTGCGTTCCATCAAGTCTTGAATTATATTTATTTACAAAATTATAATTCTTATTAAAAATTAATATGTCATATTCTTCTAATGAAAACTTTTCTTTTAATATTTCATAATCAAAATCATATTTAATGCCAGCATAATTTGTTATTTTATTTACAACTAAAATATCACACTTATATTCATCTATAAATGACTTAATTTCTACTAATCGCCATTTAGCATATTTATTTGGAAATAGTATGTCTGTCAATAAAATATTCATTTTAATTATAATTTTCATAATTATAATTAATGTTTTATAGTTTGAAAAATCTAAAAAATATGGGAATAAAAATATTAGGCACAAATATTCAAATCAATAAATCTGTTAAAATGTATAATCCAACAAAATTAACTTTACATAATAATGTAAGAATTGATGATTTCACAATCTTAGCAGGATATGGAAGTATTACTATAAAAAATTACATTCACATTTCTTCACATTGTGTTTTTATATCAGGAACATTTATTGAAATAAATAATTATACTTGTGTTTCAATTGGTTGTAAATTAATTGGAGCAAATGATGATTATTCTGGCAATTATATGTCAAATCCAACTGTGCCTAAAAATCTTACTAATGTTAATAGAGGATTTATTACTATTCAAGAACATTGTATGATTGGTTGTAATTCTGTTATTTTTCCAAATGTATTAATTGATACTGGTTCTGTTATTGGTGCTTCATCATTAGCAAATAAATCTACTGATAAATGGACGATTTATGCGGGAATACCAATTAAGAAAATTAAAGATAGAAAAAATACTTGTGAAAAACTGTGTGATGAACTAACAAATAATCTAGTTAATTAATTTTCTTGTTAATTCATACGCAAACATTCCTAGTGATGATGATGGTATTGTTCTTATTAATACAGGTGTTATGCCTTTATAAAAACTTCTTAAACCATAATTAGTATATTTATATTTAATTGTGTCAATAATTGTTTTATTTTCAACTTGTATTGATGTTCTTATTGTATCAAGTGGAAAAATTATAGACCAACAAATGAAACTTGATGTCATTCCAATTAGTGATGCTTTAATAAGTGAGTTTTCTTTGTTATAATTTTCTCTTAAATACATATATGTTCCCATATAACTTCCAGTCGCTAATATCATTTTAGGTATTTCAACATTAAAACCACTATATAATTTTTTAATATTTATATTTTTTACAAAATTATATATTGTTGTATAATTATTTTTTTGTGTTAATACAGCATTTGTTGTTATGTATAATAGGGGCAAATTATAACTCGTACTTATTGCTCCAACACACATACTAAATAAAAAAGGATTGTATTTGTCTTTATTTTTTTCCATTAAATAATATTGTATTGACCTATCAAATGGTATTATTAAATAACTCATAGTTGAACCTCTATAAAAAACTTTCGGATCTGTTTTTAATAAATATTTTACACTTTGTATTGTATTAGTATGATTGTTAGTATGTAGATTTTGTTGCATATATGTTTTTACAGTGTCAAATGGATATGAAATTGTAACTCTTGTTATACCTTGAACGAAACCAGCAAGAAACTCCATTTTTATATAGTAAATTTATAAATATATTATTTATTCTGTTTATGTATTAAATAATTCTGCTAATATTTTGCATAATATACTATAAATGTATTATATGGTAGCAATTTGTAATATACGAGAATATTAGTATAATTAGTGATTATTATACTATTTTTAGTTTTTATATATGTTAATATTATAATCAATTCTTTGTTCTATATTTGTATTAAATAATTCTGATAATATTTTGCCACAATACATTCTAAACTCGTTATATGGTGATTTTTGTGTTACAGTGTATAACTTGTCAGTTTGTAATACAATGTTTATAATATTAGAATGTGCTGGAATATTATGTTGTATGAAATTAAAATATAAAATATTATAGTTAATATTAGTGTATTTATTTTTAATAAATTTTTCAAATTCTAACATTTGATTAAAAATAACCTTATTAAATTTATCTGTGCGATAACTTCTATTATACAAATATTCTTCATTGATATACACAAAATATATTTTTTTTGGTTGATTTATTATGTCATTAAATCTAATAATTCTTCTCTTATACTCTTCAATTCCCATATCAATATTCGGATTAAAATGACTAATACCTATACCATATTTATTTTTAAATTTACGATTACGCACATCCGGGATAAAGTCATCAAAATTATTTTCTAATACTTTTTGAATTTTTGCTGGAAACACTGGTATTGTCCAATCAAATGGTAATGAAAATTTACGAAGATTAGCAAATTTACATGCTAACGCAGAACAACATTTACTACCAGATGGTATAATATGATAATCAGTTTCAATAACAAAATTATTAGGATTATTTATTGTATGCGAAAACATTATTTTATATTACAAAATAAAAATAAAATTTAAGGGTTGTAATAAAATAATTATAAAATTTGTATTTAATATTTATTGCTTTAATATAAATAACTATTCTTTATACAGATTTGTATATATGATTTTACGATGTTTTCGTGTTAATTTAGTATTGAATAACTCTGTTAATATTTTGCTACAATATATTCTGAAAGCATCAATTTTAGAGTGTATTATAATATTATATAATTGTTGAGTTTGTAATACAATGTTTATAATATTAGAATTAGCAGGTATGTTATGTTTTATAAAATTAAAATATAAAATATTATAATTAATATTAATGTATTTATCTCTAATAAACTTTTCAAGTTCTAACATTTCGTTGAAAATATTATCATTAAAATCCTCTTTGCGATAGTTTGGATCATATAAATAATCCTCGTTAATATATACAAAATATATTTTTTTCGGTTGGTTAATAATATTAGCAAATCTTTTAATTCTTCTATTGTATTCTTCAATCCCTGTGCTAGCATCGGAATTAAAATGTGCAAGATAAAAACCATATTTGTTATTAAATATATTTTTATGGACATCTGGAATAAATTCATCAAAATTATTTTCTAATACTTGTTTAATTTTATTTGGAAATAATGGTACTGTCCAATCAAATGGTAATGAAAATTTACGAAGGTCAGCAAGTTTACATGCTATTGCTGAAGTACATCTACTCCCAAATGGTATGATGTGATAATCATTCTCAATCACAAAATTATTGGGATTATTTAATATATGAGAAAACATTGATATATGTATATAATAATCTAACACAAAATAAAATAGAGGGTTGTAATAAAATAATTAGTAAATTTATATATACACTATTTAGCGTTTGCCATTATTCTTTCCCACATTAGTAGGATTTGGGTGTTTAATTCGTGTTTGTCCTCCTTGCTTACTAGATTGACCGGATTGACTAGATTGAGTTTTTGGCATTCTTGTTTGTTTATTATTATTTAACAATACTTATCAATATATTGTTATTTTCATTTTTTGTTCATCCTTTATAGCGAAAACTTGTATAGTCTATAATAGCAGAAGCGGGTATAGTCCAATAATTTTTTGCGCAACTATCATCAAAATTAATACAAGCAAGAAATATTTTACGTAAATCAGCAACATTTGAAATAATCCAATTGCGTAGTGATTGTCTAAAACATATACATCTATAAAACATCATCGACATATTAGACACATTTGATGTATCCCAATTATTGAGACTTTTATTGAAATTCAAACACCAATAAAACATTCCTTCCATATTTGTGATTTTAGATGTGTTCCATTTGTTAATTGGCTGATTGAAATTATAGCAACAATAAAACATATAACTCAAGTCGGTGACACTATCTGGCAAATATTCAGGTAGAGTTATATCATTTACACACCACGCAAAAGCATAAGAAAGACTTGTAAATGTATGCCCCAAATTTCCAAATGATTTTACTGCTGTGAGATATTTTTGAAAATCATCAATGGTTGCTGATTGATTACCAAATCCAATAATATTCAAACCAAAAAATCTAATATTGTATGTTTTTGTAATAGCACATATTGGATATGAGTGTGTTGCGGAACCATATTCTAGGTGTATAGTATCACCCCAATTAACATAAAAGTTTGGTTTCTCTCCTGGTTTTGTAATTATTGGTAAGATTATGTTAGATGCTTTTCTAGAAGGTATGGTTACTTGTAGGTGGAATTCTGGATTTTTAATGCCATCGTGTATCAAACAAGTAACAGCATATGCCAAACCAGTTGCTTCATTTGGTATAAATTTATTCATTATTTCAAGTAAGTTGGGTTGTTCTGTAAAATAATTTGTTATGTCATCTTTATCAGTCTTGTTAATAAATGGAAGACCTATTTCATCAAGTGTAAATGTAGCGTCCATTTTGTTTTAGCATATTATTACAAATACTTATAAACAATTATAATATTCAATTTTTATAGTTGTTTTATTCATAAAATAATTCTTCCAATAATTATTGGTTCTTAAACAACAATTCTTGGGATAATAACACAAGTTGTCAATTCCTGCATTAATAATTTCGTGCTATATGGTACATTACATTGAACGATAGAACTATCACTTTCACAAGAAGGGCAAATGTATGTATCACTTTCAGTTGGTTTAGATATTTTTATTCGTGATTTTTCACGCACTGCGAATAGACCACAATCGCCACATACGTGAACTCTGAATTTATCTGCGCAATCAAAAAATCTTTCTTTAAGAAATAATGCCATTCCGTGTGCGATAATAGCATCACGTTCCATTTCGCCCAATCTTAAACCACCATCTCTGGATCTTCCTTCTGGTGCTTGTCTGGTTAATACAGATGACGCTCCCTCAGCACGAGCGTGTATTTTGTCCTGAACCATATGTTTCAATCTTTGATAAAATGTTGGCCCAATAAATATGTCGTGTTCTATTTTCTCTCCTGTCATTCCATTATACAAATATTCTTGTCCTTCTCTATTGTATCCTAATTTTTCTAGTTTGTCTTTAATACTATTCATATCAAATGTTTCAAATGATGTTCCATCCACATTTGTTCCGATAAGCGCTCCAACTTTTCCAAAGATACATTCCCATAATTGTCCGATTGTCATTCTTGATGGTACGGCATTTGGGTTCATAATAATGTCTGGTCTAACTCCATATTTATTAAATGGCAAATCAATAGCATCCATTCCAATACCCATTGTTCCTTTTTGGCCGTGGCGACTGCAGAATTTATCACCAATATGAGGTATTCTCTCAGAACGAATAAGTGCTTTTCTTGTTTCATATCCTTCTTCATTCTTTATTCCTACAAATATTCTATCAACAACACCATCTATAATAGCTTTGTATGGTTCTGAACTATCCCTAAATTTTTTATCTGGATTTTTAGGGTCGTTAATTGGTGTAACTTTGCCAAATATCATATCACCATTTGTTAAAACGGTTTCTTCGGGCACATATCCATTCTCATTCATCTTATCATAAACACCTGCTTTGATACCAATTGTTTTATCTGCGGGTGGTTTCATAAATTTTTCATCATTTGATGTTTCATTATTTTTGGTTATTGTTGAACCGTATTTTTTCAGTGATGTTGACATATACAAACCACGTTTTAATGAAGTAGCATTAAACACTAAACTATCCTCTTGATTAAATCCACCATAGCAAGCAATTGCTACAATCGCATTTGAACCTGGGGGCAAAACATCAGTATATGAATATTTTGACGTTCTTGAATTCACAACTGGCACTTCCGGATTATACAAGATATAACTAATATCAGTTCTAGTTCTATATGTTGTAAGATAAATGTTCATTCCTTGTTTTCCCTGAGCGTATTGAAAAATATTTCTTGGAGCTTGATTCTTACTACAAAATGGAATATTTGTAGCAATATCACTCAATAATAATGATGGATGTATTTCAACATAATCATAATTACAAAATGTATTCTCGTTATATCTATTTGTTATCAGATTATTTTTCATCTTAAAAGACAATGAATTTACCATTTTTTGTCGTTCAAGTTCTAATTTGTCTCTTGTCTCAGCAATCATTACAAATGGTTGTTCTTCAGCGTCAATAAATTCGATTGGCGTATTCTTATGAATATGATATTCTTCCCAAGATGTTATTTTATCTTTGTCAAGATTATTAAGACTAATAATATCCACCATTTTTTTATCTAATACAATTTCATTCTGTTTTACTTTAAATACTGGTCTGTATAATCTTCCTGAGTCTGTGTGAAATCGTATCTCATTATTTTTATTATCAAATGTGATACTTGTCATTTCATTATTAAAGATACAATTTAATTTTTTCTGTCTTGCTACTTCATAAAATTCTATCATTTTACTCTTATTATTGTCTCCTATTTGATTATCTATAACTCCTAACCATTCACCGTTTAAGAATATTTTCGTGTATTTTTTAAGTTGAAATATATTTACATTGTATAGAACTATAACATCCGGATGATTTACAATATATTCTCTCACTATCTCAGTATTGCCAATATCTCCAATTGTTAGGGAACTAATCATTGATAAATGCTTAATCAAACCAACTTTTGCTCCTTCTGGTGTTGATACTGGACACAAAAATGGTATTGCCGATATATCTTGTTGCCGTGGTTTTGTTAATTTACTTGCCGATTGAGAACCACTTTGCGAATCAACTCTCGAAAAATGTAAAATCGTTAAAAGATGAGAATATCTTTGTAGCATTTGTGAGACACCCTTTTTCTTTGGCCAGTTTCCTAACATTAAACTAGATTTAAATCCTTGGTCAAATGTTGATGGTTTAAATTCGTGAATTATGTTAAATAAGTCATCAGAGTTTGTTGTATCATTTAATTTTATTGTGAATTTCTTATCACATTCTGTCATAATATTTGTGTATTGTGCTTTCATAATTTCTTCAAATAGTTCATTTATATTATCAACTCTTTTCATACAATATGAATCTCGATTATCTAAATCTTTTCTTCCAACAAATACTTTCAAAAGTTTATTAACTGTATATCCCAAGAAATATGCTTTTTGTTTTAATGAACCCTTGATATGCGGTAAGAAACTTTTTTGTAGTAATGAATTTAGGTGCATCTTTTTTTCTTCCATTCTTATTTTTATATTTGATTCATTATATTTCTTGACAACTTTAATTTTGCTAATTAAATAGTCTAATGCTTGTGTGTATGACACAATCTTTTCACCTGTTGCTTCATTATAGCAATTATCAACAGACATTCGCACAAGTTCAACCAATTGTGTGTCATTAATATCATACGTACAAATATTAATCAATTCTTTGTCAGAGATTATTCCCAATGCTTTGAATATTGCGATAACATTTATTTCGTGTAAAAATGACATCTTAATAATCATAATATTATCTTTCTTTATCTTTATTAACATTTGTTGAACTATTCCAAAACTGTCTATTGGTTTGCTTTTTACTTCTACAATATGATAAACTATATTTGACACTTTTTTTGTTGAAACCATTGGGGTATTATAAACTATTCTATCCTGGCAAATAACAACTTTCTCAGAACCTTTCACAATGAAATAACCACCTGGATCATATCTACATTCATTCTTTGTTTCTTCTGGAAATTGAGTTATATTACAATATTTTGACCTCACCATAACTGGAATAATCATAACAGGTTTGCTAACTTCTGTTTTTCCAATTATTGTCTTTGTTGAGTTTTCACCTTCTGGCAAATTATAAGTCAATACTTCTTTTATTTGTGATACATCAGCATAAACTATCAAATTATATGACAATGACAAATGTCTCGCTTCTGTTGGAAACATAGGTTCAACCCCATTTGATAATTTAGGAGGTTCAATTCTTATGTTCTTAAATTCAAATTTATGTCTAATACACGCAGTATCTGTCACAATCTCAGTAAATACATGGTCTGAGTTAGTTAAAAATCTTGGTATGGTATCATCAATAAATTTTTCATAACTATTATAAAGATGTCTATATTTATAATTATTACTCTTGAAAAATAAATCTGCTACTTTAAAAACATCATCAGTTGTAATAGTAATATTATTGGAAGTATTAGAACTAGTTGTTTTTTTCGCAATCATTTTAGACATATTATTGATGAGTATATTATTTATATTTTATATCTTTAAATTTCAATTTTTTATGTAAAAAATGAAAATTCAATATGTTTAGATTTATTATTAATTATAAATAAAAATGGCAGAACTGGAAGATACATTTTCTGAGACAGTCGCTGAGGCAATAAGATTAATCAATGAATTAGTGCCGATATGTGAATCACTCAACGCAGAAGGGTCAATTTCATTGATTGATGAAGATGATTTTGTCAGGTTGAATGCGACACTTCAATTTGTAAAGTTTGTTTTCCCAGAACAAGTGCCAGAGATAGACGCAATCAGGGAAAAAGTAATATTCGCAAATAATAATTGCGACTTTCTTGCCAAATACGATATTTTTAAACCCGATGAATAAAACAATCAAAATTTTTTATTATTGATGTAATAAATGGTGAAATAGTTATAAAAAATTAGAGACAAAATAATTAGTTGTCTCTGGTCATTGCTTGCGGTTGCGGTTGTGGTCGGGGTAGTTGAGAATGACAACCATAAACTCGACCACATCCTCTTGGTCGCCCACAAGCAGACCACCCTGTACAGGTTGGCATAAGTGGAGGTAGAACCAATGGTATGTTTATGTAAGGATTATCCATTTGAAGAAGATTTAATTATATTATGTTATAATTTTCAATATGATATAGTTTTCATTTTTTATTGAATATAAAAATTGAAATAACATATTGTTTGAGGCATAATATAATAAATAACAAAAGATGAGTTCAACATTAGCACAAATAAAATTAAAAAATTATCAGAATAGCAAAATATATGAAGATGGAAAAGAAAAAAAAGAAATGGAATATCCAGCATATACTATCATCTATACCAAATATGAGTTAATATTATCAAAACTACTATACAAACACCTATTTAATAAAGTAAAAGATGAGAGTATTTGGCATATGCCACACAAAAAACGATATATATTTACTCCAATTAATAAAATACATATTGGAAATTCTAAAATATTTGATGATACTAACTATCTAGAAAACTTTATTAATTTTGTTACTTTTGGTGAATATAAAAAAGAATTAAAAGAAATACATCATTCATACATTATTGTTGAAACAACCGATGGTGATTTATTGATAGAAAAAGATGGCAAAGAAATAGTAGTTAAGAATGGGATAAGAAATGATTATTATGAGAACACTAGAATAATTAATACAAATAATAAACCTAATTTCTGCTTATATTCACTTTTATGTAATACAATCGATACATATGATTCAACTGAGGAATTTTTTGACTATGATTTAGTAACAAACAATTGTCAGCATTTTATTGCTAAAATATTAGACAGTAATGGAATTGAGGGAGCATATGATTATGTTAGACAAGATGAATATTACGATAAATTTAAACAAAGTAAATTTGCTGGATTTTTTAATTATTTTATTAGAATTACGCACAAACCTTGATTTATTATTTATAAAAATTGATTTTACAAACATATTATACATAATTTGATTACTAATAAAAAGAATGTTATCTAATACCAAAACACCCATTATTATTGGAAGTGCAATCGCCAGTGGTGCAATTGCTACTGGTATTTTGTGTCAAATAATTCCTGTTATTGGAACAGGAGTTGGTGCTGGTTTAATTGGTTCTGGTTTGGCATCTTTAGCAGGTGGTTCGTTGGCTTCCGGCGGTGGTGGTATGATTGCTGGACTTGCTGTTGTTGGTGGTATTACAACTGGTTCTTCCGTAATTAGCGCAGGAGTAAGTTCTGCAATTCTTGAAGCAATTGAAGAAAATAAAAAAACTGTAAAATCATATGAACTAATTAGAGAACTTAAAAAATATATTCCAAATGTTACTAACTCACAAGACACGATTGACCCTTACACAATTATGCTAAAATATAAAGGAATGTTTGGTAATAATACAGATGAAAATCTGGTATGGTTACATATTAATGATGGTTATCCATATATTGACGATAGTGTTATTTTGTCTAATAAAAAAATTATTCATATTAAAAACGGGATAATTTGTGTTGAAATAATGCTTGAAAATATAAGTTCTCTCGATCCCAAGAGTAAAGGTTGGTTTTATTGGGATGTATTAAAAATAACAACAACAAATAATCGTGAAATAGAGATATCAATAAAACAAACAGAAATTATTAATAAGTTTATTAGTGTTGCGAGTCAAATAAAAAAAATGAGTAGGGACGAAAACATTATGGAATTTTGATTTATGTGATATTATTTTATTTATATAAAAATTGAATTTTTAATAGTTAAATATATGAATAATAATGAGCATAAAGAATGCCTAATATAGCACCACCACATTTTAAAACAATTGTTGCGCAACAGCGAAATAATAACTATACTCTTTTTAGAATATTATCAGAGTTTATCGATAATGTTATAAAAAAATGTGAAAATATAAAAATAACAACAATAAGTAAACAGGGTGATGAAGAAAAATTACATAAAATACAAATTGCGGACTCATATGAATATGGGTTTGAAAATATATTAGAAGAGGATATTAAAAATCCATTTAATATGGGACATTTAAGAACTGGTCAGGATGATGATGATGAAATTTCGGAATATGGTATGGGTTTAAAATCTGGAGCAATTGCTTGTGCAGATTTTTTAGAAGTATATTCAAAAGTGAAAAATAAATATTATCGACTAAGATTTGATTTTGAGGATATGTGTAATACAAGTGATGTTAATAAATCATATCAATATAAAGATTTTGAAGAGATAAATGAAACGCAATACAAAGATAATCATTGTTATCATCAAGGATCATCAATAATTCTTACATCAATTCAAGATAAAATCTATAAAGATACAAATTATAAGAATTTAAATGAAGACATTTACAAACATATATCAAAGACATATGCTAATATTATTAGAAGTAATAATATTAATATTTACATTGAAAGTAAAGTGGCTGGTAAAGATACAATTACCCAAATTGTCAAACCATATATGTCATTTTTTGATGATAGAAACTGTCGTCCTTTTACAAAATCATATAAATTATATTATTTGAAGATTACAAAAAATAAAAGTAATATGATAAAATTAATATGTTCAAATGATAATAAAATTTATTATGAATGTGTATATGATGAAAAAATCAAAAAAGATAAACTTGAAAAATGTGATGATATAAATAAATTACTATCAGAAGGATATACAACGCATTATCACATAAATTCACAAAACAAGTGGTGTATTGAAATTGATACAACATTTGTATTATTTTCACTTCAAACAGAAAATGAGGAATTACCAAAAGCATCAACTGAAATTTATAAAGATGGGCGTCTTTATGGTATTATTGATAATTTAAGTAAATCACAAGATGGATATAAAAATCACGTATTACATCGTGTCAATTTTAAATCAAAAAAAATTGGTAAAGAACTTGGCATTACATTTAATAAATATATTACATTTTCTCAAGATAATAATTTGATAAAACTTATTAGAACAATAATATGGCATAATCAAATGCCTTTTACAAATAAAAGAACTGAAAAAAAATATAAAGATTTATTTGATAAAGCAAAAAAAGCAGGTTTAGAAAAAGTAAATGATCCAAAATTAAAACCTCAGGACAAGAAGCAAATAATTGATGATGATCTGATTAGTTATTGTGGAGATAATGAAATAACTGAAGATACTAAGAATAAAACATCAGATAATAAATTACCTGATAATAAATTACCTGACAATAAATTACCTGATAATAAATTATCTGATAATAAATTATCTGAAAATAAAATATCTGATAATAAATTACCCGATAATAAATTATCTGAAAATAAAACATCTGATAATAAATTACCTGATAGTAAATTACCTGAAAATAAATTACCTGAAAATAAATTACCTGAAAATAAATTACCTGAAAATAAATTACCTGAAAATAAATTACCTGAAAATAAAACATCTGATAATAGATTGAGTAACATAAAAACAAGTAATACGAAATTGATTGATACAAAATCTGACGATACAAATTCAAGTGAAAAAAAAACACCTGGAATTATAAAAAGTAAATTCAATAAAAAAGAAGAATCTAAATATGAGGTTTCAAAAGGAATAAATCAATATTTTTATTTAATTCAAACAAAAGAAAATATTGGTACAAATATATATAAAATTGGAAAAACAGAACAGTATAATCCAAATGACAGATTAAAAGAATATGTTTCTGGATATGTTATTCATTTGATAATTAAAGTTAAAAATGCTAGTTATTTTGAGGAAAATATAATTATAAGATTCAAAGAAATTTTTGAACAAAGCAAAAGGGAATATTTTGAAGGTGATATAAATATAATGAATGATATTATTGCTAAATTGTGGATTAATGAATGTAACTAAATTATAATTTTATTTATACATTTTTATAAATAAAAATTGAATTATTAAGATTTGAAATATTAATGATAATAAATACATGAAAATAAATGGATAATAAGAGCGAAATAAAAGAATTATCACGCCAAGCAGTGAGAAGTGATTATGAATCAGCAAAAGCAAAAAATCGTGAAGAATTTTTGAAAGGAAATAAATGTGTATCAAGTGAGTATATTTTTCCTAATCAGATAGCAGACGCAAAAAAAGTTACTGATGAATTTTACAATAATAAAAGGGTTGTGATCAGTATTGTTAAAAGAACAAAGGTTGGTATGGATGGATTAATGATTGAAATACTCAAAAATGAGACAACCCATCCAGATGATAATTATGTAATACATCGTAACAATGTATTTGTAATAACTGGAATGAGCAATATTAGTTGGGAATCGGAGTTTAAGAAAAAAGCGCCAACTTGTTTTGTAGAGAATGTACATCATCACGGAAAATTAGATAATTTAGTTAAAAAACTTAAAAATATTAATAATGCGCTTATCATAATAGATGAGATCGATACCGGAACAAAAGAGGGGCAAAAAATGGATAAAATGTTAATTAAATGTGGTATTAAGGATATAGATTACCTAAAAACACACAATATTCGTCTGGTAATGGTAAGTGCAACAAATAAGAATGAGTTAAAAGAATTATACAAATGGGGGAATCAACACAAAGTAATAAATATGACCATACCTGATACATATATTAGTCACGGTGATTTTTTAACAAGAGGAATAATACAAGAATGGTATCCTATTAAAACTGAAAAAGCAGCAGAAAAATGGATAAAAGAAGATATTTTAGAGAATTATAAAAACGATTATAGGGTTCATTTTATTAGATTGTTAAGTGAGACTGATATAAAGAATGTAGAAAAAATGTGTGCTAAATATAATATTGAGTGTAAAAAACATAATTCAATTGACAGAATTGAGAATCCTATGTTTGATGAAATATTTCGTGATATCAAACAGCATACTGTTATAATACTAAAAAATTTAATGAGGCGAGCTACGGAAATATATAATCATTGGAAAATAAAAATTGGTGCTGTTCACGAATATTTTTCAGAAAATCCAGATACAAATGTTCAAATTCAAGGTTTGTCCGGGAGAATGACTGGTTATTGGAAAAAAATAATTGATGACCATCATAAAACGGGTCCATATAGAACATCGATCAAAACGGTTGAAGCATATGAAAAATTTTTTGCCGATACAGAAAATCCTGATTTGATATATCCCACACGGCGCCTTGATGAATCAATGCTAAAACCTGAAAAATGGGATATTTCAGATGATGATATTGAAATATTTGATATGAGTAGTTCAGACTTGTATAAATATGGGAGAATTCCTATTATAATAGATGATTTAGATAAGTATGAAGAAGAATTAAAACATTGTGCTAAAAATTCTAGGGATGCAAATAATAATTTATATCATAAAAATTATAAACAAGGTTTAATACGTGATATTGTAAAAATATATAATCAGAAATTATATAAATATATTATTTCTGATAAGGTTGAATGTAAACAAATCACGAGACCCGACACAGATAATTCTTATAAAAAACATATATCAGACAGTATAAATAAATACAATTTCAATCAACCATTTATTATTGATTTAAAACCGGAAGAGAGACAAAAAAATAATTGGCAATGTTATATTGATAGTCGTGAATCTAGACTTATTTTTCTTGTATGGTGTCTTGATGAGAATTTATATGAAAATGATGAAAATGAATTTAGTAGAGTTCCATATATTATCGATGATGTGCCTAAAACAGATATAATTTTTGATAACAATACTGAAAAAAATGATAAAGATAAATATATTCGAGATTTACTAAAAGAAAGAAATAAAAAATTATTTAAATTTATAGATACTGAAGGTACTGAAGACCTAGGGTGTGTTGCTCCGACTCAAGAGAAAAAATATGAAATTTATGTGTCAGAAAGTATTAAAGCAAAAAATAGTGATAAGAAATATATCATACCGAATATTATTATTAATAAGAGACACATTAATAATTGGATATGCGTTATTGATATACGCAATTATAAATTAATCTTTCTCGTATGGTCTGTTCGTGCTGATTTATATTAGAAATTTATTTATCAAAAAATAATAATTATTTATTATTTTTCTAATCACTAACATAAAATTTG